GTATTGCCCGGGTATGGTAAAAAGTCGCATTGTTGGTAAAATCTTCCAACCGGCCGGCAACCGCTCTGGCCGCCAGATTCAGACAAAAGGCAAAAACCGGATCCTGCCCGTCAACCTTCTGCAGCAAACCAAAATTCGGATCTTTCCGGTTCCAACAGGAAAACTGCCTCGGTTTTAAACAGGTTTCCGCAATGCCGGGAATTTTCACCCCGTATTCTTCCCGGTAACCGGTAAACCATTTGCGTGCGTTATAACGGTTCATAATGACACAGGCTACCGCTTCCATACCTTCCTCTCCTTCGCCTCTGGCCTCTCCGTAGATGGTTTTGGCCATAATTTCGATATCGCGGTCAGTCATCTTTTCTTTTCCTCCGGTTTTTGTCCGCCAGCATCAGATCCAGTTTAACCTTCAATTCCGTCAGCAGTTCATTTTGCTTGTTGATCAGCAAAATCAGGCCTTCAACCCGGCCGTCATAACCGTCCTGCCGCTTTTCCAGTCCGTCCAGCCGCGTTTCCTGCCGGGCTTTCCATTCCCCGATCCTGATAAAATTATACAACACGCCGAGCATTGCCGCTCCGCCGCTTACCAGCCCCCAGTCCATATATTCCTCCGTAAAAGCAAAAGGGAGCTTCAGGCTCCCTTCCATTCTCCAAATGTTTTTATTCCTTCGTCAGGAAAACTTTCCTGTTCGGGAATATCCCGCAAATACTGACGATACTGCCGGTATTTTTCCCTTTCTTCCTCGCTGATCGGATAATCGGCAAACATGTATTTGTCGGTTGCCGCAATCAGCATATTGCGTTCAAGTCTTCTTTCCGCCGCCTTCATCTGCCGGGGTTTTTCGACGATCCGTCCCTGCTCAACGACAAACGTTCCGTCATCCAGTCCCTTTTGCATTTCGGCAGTTACGATCGTGTCGCCTTCTTTCTCTCCGAGATAGTCAATTTCAAATATCCCGCGATCGGCATTAACCGCCGTTTTTCCCCGGTTGTCGACAACCTGTTTCCAACCGTCGTCAAATATAACGGCTTTTCCGCCTTCGGCAATCGGCGGCCTGTCAAAAACCGCATTCGCCGGCAACAGATAAACAGGCTTTCCCTGCTTTTTTGTTTCCAAAGGATCTAAGAGTGCATCTTCTGCCCCGATATATTCCTTTGTTTCTCCGTCAAACATGTATATTTCCATTTTCCTCTCCTAATATTTTATGCACCAGCTGACGGCGTTGTTTCTCGGCGTGACATGAGAACTGTCGCCGTAAAGGCCGCTTGAGCGGCTGGCGTCAAAATTGACATAGTCAATTACATTTACCGTCCCGGTAGATGTCCCTGCCCAATCTTGACTAATGTTTTTATGAGAGAAGGCTCCGCTTGATGAGGACATCCCGCCAACCTGTTTTCCAAAATCAAGCCGCCCGCTGATATTCGGCAGCCCTTCGGCTTGTCTGGTGCCGATTGCCGAGGAAGTGCCGGAAAGATATCCGCGCAGAAAGTCACCCCGGTAATCCGGCAATTTAAACGTCGTTGAACCGTCACCGGCACCGAAAGTCGTCCCGATTACGGAAAAAAGATCGGCATAAGTTGTCCGGCTGACAACCGAACCGTCACAGTTCAACCAGCCGGAAGGGGCTTTTGTCCCCGGCCACGCAAGGATCATGCCGACCGGCAGCAAATTTTCCGGACTTATCTTCTCCGCCCAATATTTTGCCGATCCGGCCGGTTGTTCCTCTATGCTGCCGACCGCCCAGATTTCGGCCGTATCTGCCGCCGACGACGCAGCCGCAGCGTTTTCCGCCGCTGCCGAAGCCGCCGTTTGAGCTGCGGACGAAGATGACGCGGCCGACGACGCCGAAGCTTCCGCCTGTTCCGCCAGAGCATTGACCGCCGCCGTTTTTTCCGCCGCATTGTTGTCAAACGCTTCCTCAAGCCCGTCGGCAAAAGACTGCAATTCCGGTTTGACCGTTGTTTCGGCATATGAAGTTATTTCCGGTTTGCCCACTTCTTCAACATAACTATTTAAAATCCGTTCGGAATTCTCCGCCGCCTTATTAATTACATCAACACCGTCGTCCGCCGCTTCCGCAATAACGTCCTTTTTATTTTCGACGCAAACGTCAAGCTCCGGTTTGGCTACCTCGTCAACATATTGTTTGATTTCTTCTTCGCCGGATTTAATGTAAACAAGAGATACGTTGATATCCAACCGCACCTCATCTTGAAAAAGGACTTCCAGCTTGGCCGCCTGTCCGGTATTTACATCCCAAATTGCATCTTCTTTTACCATTTTGCTCACCTCGTCACTTGTTCGGTAATGCGGAACACGCCGACCCGGTTAACGTCTTGCGGAAAAATGGTATGCACGTCGTTTTGGTCGGTGGTGACCTGAATATCCGTCACATAATCGCCGGCATCAATGCCGGTGTCTGCCGGTTTAAGCTCAATCCGGGCCTTGCCCTCCTTAACGTCGAAAATTTCCCCGTTTTTGCTGAACTTCAAAACTTTCCTGTCCGCATCATAAACCGACATTTTTATTTGCCAATCCTGAATATTGATCGCTTTTCCGTCGGCATTCCGGAATTGCAACAGAATATCGAAACTGTCCCCCTGCCGGACGACAATTCCGTTTTGTGTCATATACCCTGCCATAACCTAATCCTCCTTTACTTTGATAAAATAATTGAGCGCAATGTTTTTCATCCGCGTTTCGCTGCCGGTCCGTCCCGAAGCGTTGCTCGAAGTCTTGAAATCCGCCGAAGCCGACGCGTCGCTCGCATAATAAACGCCGATGTTGCGGCCGCCGCCGGAACAAAAAGACTGAACCCCCGGCACCCCGTGCGTATGCGTCTGCATCTGATCTGCCTGATAAGAACCGAACTTGCGGCCGCTGTCATAACCGCGCCCGTTGTCATAGCCGCGCACGGCCACGCCGCGGCAGTCCGGCAGATTGAAAGTGGTAATGCCGTTGCCGTCACCGAAAGTTTCGCCGATGGCCTCAAACAAGTCGGCATAATCTTCGCGCGAAAGCGCCCGTCCGTTGCAAATCATCCAATTGCCGTGGTCCTTCTGCAAAGCTGAGCATTTAATGTCGCCGATCATCAACGAATCGTTGATAGTCTTTGTAATTTCCGTCTTAAGCTCTTCCACTTTCGTTTCCACTTGCGACAAATTGACCGCGTCCGTATCGTCCGTGGCTTCTTTCACGCGGGTGACCTTGAAACCGCCGGCATTAAGGTTGCCCTTCATCGGCACCACGCCGCTGCGCAAAAAGCACTGGTTAAAACCGTCGGCAAAATTGTCATCTTCGGCGTCATGATGGTCGGTGACAATGTCAATATCGTCGATCCGGTCCTGTTCCCAGCTGTGAAGCCGGGTAAAATTTCCTTGTGAATCAAAAGGCATGTGTTTTCTCCTGCAATAAAAGACCCGGAATGAAGATTCCGGGTCAGAATTAAAAAATAACGTTATTTTTCACAGGCCAGAGCGTAGTTCACTCTCAAATAGCCGTCGTCGCCGACGATCACCGCTTCCGGCTTAACGTCGCGGACTTCCTGCGCAATCAGGCCGATCTGAACCTGCGGCGAACCGATATAATTGAATCGGTATACCGTCAAACCGTTGTCCAGCCGCCCGACCGGAGAAATGTTTTCTTTCAGCCGGATGTCGGACACCGCAGCAGCAATCGTCGCCGCCGAAGAAGCGAGCGAAACCACGTCCTGAACGCTCAGTCCGTTACTCTTGCCCTGATACGCATCTTGCGTCGTCACCTGTCCGGCCGCGCTGTTGATGGCATTAAAAATATCCTTCTGAACCTGATAGCCGCTGATGCTGTTTTGCAGAATCTGCAAAATTTCGCTCAACGACTGCTGGCGGGCATTGTTGGTAAAGTTGCCCGCGGTAACCGCGTTGTTCAGACTGTTGGTAAAGGCGTTCTGTCCCTGAATGATGCTCTCGTAAGCGGCGTTGTTCAAGGCGTCATACTGAGAGTCCTGCAAAGACGAAACCGCGTTCTGATAAGCCGTGCTGCCAACCGACAATCCCTGGTTCTGCAATTTGGTGTTCAACGCGGACATATCTTCCGAAAACTGTTTGTTCAGTCTGCCCGCCGCCTGATTATATACGGCGTTTTCCATCCGCTGGCGCGCGGCGTCGGAGCCGTCCACGCTGTAAACGTAGTTGGGCAGCTGAGACGACAGTTCGTAAGCGTTGTTGGCAATGTTTTGATAGGTATTGTCCACCGTCGAGGTGTTCAAACTTTTCAGATAGTCGGTAAAATTATTGGCCGCCCA